CCCAGCTGTCACCGGCAGAGCCGGAGCCTCGTTAAGAGGAAGGAGTTAACCTGGAAAACACACCAGGTACAAGCGTATAGATGGATACCTTCGCGTAACCATCCGAACCCCGAACGATATCAGGATCCGAATAATCACGGACGCTCGCTCGGGTGTATACCGAATACGAGGGATATAGCCAGTCGCCTGCCCTACGCCTTCTAAAGCGTTTTGGGCATCGGCTATAGCTATCGAAGAAACCCCCTCCCCACCCATTGCGGCGAAGTTTCCGGTTTTTTCGAAGGTCATAAGTGCCGACCAAGTGGCCGTCACCATAACCATCGGGACCGTAGATCCGCAACTCTGGAATGGTAAGACTGTGCAATAGATTGGAGAGATCTCTCTCTCCGTTCCGTAACGCCCAGTTGTGGAAGGTATACAACGTCTCATCCGAAACACGTTTTTTGACGTGAAACGGACGTATCCATATGCCTTTAAACCAATCAGCACCACAGGACTCTCGAAAAGGGCCTGCCGCAAAGGACTTCTCTGGATTAACAAAGAAACCCAACGCAGTTAGACTCTCAGTCAAAAGACTGTATGCCCGGCTATCGACTACGATGTCGTCACCGAACACGCTGACTTGAGGCCTCAGGTCTAGCAGCTCAACAACAGCCTTCGCCACCGACCAGAAGAGCAAGCTCTCCAGTTCGAAGGTGAAGCCGTTACCCATGCTACTAAACTTGTGAAGCTCACGGACACCAGTCCCAGTTTGAACCTTCCCAGTCGTGAGACCGAGAAGAAAATCAAACCACTCCTCTGGAAAGAGGAGGCGGACAACCCCGAGTGACACCGTATCTGAAGCACTTGAAAGATCTATGGTAGCAAAACTACCGTCTAGACTTCCAAAATACGCCAGAGTCTGGTTAGTCTCCTGCTCAAGGAGGTTAATGTCAGCCATAAGTAGCATACGTTTCTTGATATAGCGTCCAATCCCCTTCTGGAAAAACCCATTAAGGACTGGCTCTACCACAATAGGACGCATACTACGGGCATCTTTAGGCACGTAGGTCAACTTACCAGGGTGGATCTCGATCTCTGGGAACATGATGAGCTCTTCAGTGTCATGCGACATTGTGAGTTTATCACCAACTCCCGATTTAGACCAGACCCATAACGGAACCTCTGCTAAAAAGGCACCGACGCGAGGTAAGAATTCCTCACTACAGGCTAGATTTGCGCTAAGCTTTGCCATCGCATTCGCTTCGCGCGATTTTACATTCGTAGTGGCCCCGGGGCCAAAGGAGAACTCAAGCGAGCTAAGATCAGGTACACGTCCCAGAACCTCTCGGATTTTTCGCCGGGCTGAGATTACAACCCTGAAAACGTCACTTGTTAGTGACTCGAGAGAAAGAGACGCGTTGACCCGCTCACAGTGAGCCTCAGCATCCCAGAACTTCTTCTCCGCAACCGCTTGCGTATCAATCCCAAGGTCATACCATTCCTGCTTATTATACAGGGCATGGATGATACGGGCATAGAACGCATCATCGGCATT